AACTAATACTAAATGCTACAGATCAGCTTGATCATCTAGAAAAATACCTTGTGTTTGCATGCTTGTTAAACGGTTGACTCTAAATTGCCGTTTTGCTATAATATACACTAGACGGAAAGGAAATGCCATGACTATAACTGTTGCTAAAATCAACGATAAAATCGTTCAAATTGTTCGTGTTGCTGATCGCGTGGCCTTTAGCCGAGACCGCGGATGGGTATGTGTCACTCCAGATGTGGACAAAGCAGATCGTGCCAAACACGACTTCAGGTGGGTGCCTGCCAGCACTCGTTTTGAGTGGGTTCGGACTTTTTCATTTTAAGGAGCACAAATGATTGCTACAAAACAAACCATTAAACTGTTGAACCCCAGAAGTGCTGACACCAATGTCATGGGTCCAGAACCCACGTGGAAAATTCAACCCTATGACGGGCGTGTGAGTGCTCTGAGCAAAGCATTCTCTTGGTATAATTATTTCTACGGCAAAAAAGATGCTCGCGATATGATTGTGAACTACTTGGAATTGCACGGACGCAAAACAGATGTCAGACTACTCCGTGGTGTGAGTGACTCTAATATCAGGCTTACCACTGGGTGGTTGTGCCGTATGAGCATGGTGGGATTAGAACTAAATGAGCACGAACAGATCAAACTTGATAATATGCTGAAAGAATGTGTGCAATCTAAGCCGCAAGAAATTGCAGAAGCAGTAGTAGAAGTTCCTAGAGTAACTATCCAAGATCGCCTGCGTGAAAAAGTCAGCGAGTGTGCTGGCGAGCTTGACGGTATGTTTGACGAGTTTGTTACGTCTGGGGCTAAGATGTCAGCGGATTTTAAACCCATTGTGCTGATGCGTGGACTTAATATAGCACCACAGATGATCAGTACTCTCAGCGACATTTGGAAAACTCGCCAAGCGGAGTTTGAAGAAGTAGCCGCAGGCAAAGACTCGCAATTAACTGAAGGATATCAACATCTGTCTAAGATTCAATTGCGGAATGTGTTAAAGTTCTGCGAAACTGTGATCAATGATTGTGGTGCCTATATTCAAATTAAAAAAGTTGAACGCAAGCCACGCAAGAAAAAGGCAGTGAGTCCTGAAAAACAAGCCAGCAAATTCAAGTTCATGGCAGAGTTTGCTGAACTTAAATTGAAAAGTTTAGCGCCAAGTCAACTGATTGAAAAGTCAGAAGCCTGGCTCTACGACACTAAAAAACGCAAGTTGATTCACCTTGTGGCCGACGAGTATAGCAAAACATTTACAGTTAAAAACAACAGTATTATAGGATTTAGTACAGTTGAAACTCAGCAGAAGACTCTGCGTAAACCTGCAGAACAACTCAAAGGCATAGGTGCAGTGGGCAAGCCGGCGGCTCGAAAGTTTTACAAAGATATTCGAGCCACAGAAGTTGCATTTAATGGCCGCGGAACAGAGAATTTAGTGATACTCCGAGTGTGGTAAATAGGCAATGCCCATTGATACACGTATCGTTGTCCCAAAAGTAGAATTCTATATAACCAATGTTTGTAATTTAACCTGCAAAGATTGCAACCGGTATAACAATTACAATTTTAAAGGTTGGCAAAATTGGAACGATTATCAAGATATCTATGCAGAATGGGCAAAAAAAATAGATATAAAACATATTGTCTTACTAGGCGGAGAACCGTTATTAAATCCGTCTATTTGTGAATGGGTATTAGGTATAAAAAAACTATGGCGAAATGTGCAGATTGTCACAAATGGAACACATTTAAATTTAGTGCCAGGACTGTATGATGCAATTAACAATACTGGATCCTGGCTTCAAGTTAGTGTGCATAATGTAAACGATTTAGAACAACATTTTCAAAATATTAGAACTTTTCTTAAAGAACCGATTCGTTTTTCGGATGATAAAAATCTAATAGATCATCACAGAGGACAATCGACTACTTTTGGCAGTGATTATGGATTTCTTGATCGCAATGGAGTGCAAGTAGGTGTTTCAGTACAAGATAGTTTTTACAATATATCAATTTATTCAAATAACAATGGAAAATTAACATTACACAATAATGATCCTGACCATGCTCATCGTGATTGTGGGTTTGTTAAGTATAAAAATTATCATTTCATTCGTGGAAAATTATACAAATGCGGCCCGGTGGCACTATTGCCAGAATTTGATCAACAGTATCCTTTGGATATTTCCGACGAAGATCGTGAATTGTTAAACAGTTATCGACCATTGAGCATTGATGACTTTGAAGAGCGTGGCGCAGAATTTATTGAAAATATAGATAATGTTATAGTACAATGTAAATTTTGTCCTACTACTTTTTCAAATACAAAAATATTTGCCACAAACAAAAATAAAAACTCCATTGGTTCTTTTAAAATCGTCCATAAATAATAGGAATCGGAGTTCCAATGGGCATTCAAACAGAATCATCGCTAGAGACACTAAAACAAAATCTTTTTACCTATATACGCCATCAATTGGGCGATGGCATCATTGACATTGAATTAGACGCTGAACACTACGAAACTGCATATCGTTCCACAATAGGCAATTATCGTCAACGAGCACAAAATGCCTACGAAGAAAGCTACAGTTTTATGGAACTTGTGACCAACGTTAACATCTACGATTTGCCACAAGAAGTACAAAGTGTTAGACAGATTTTTCGTAGAACGTTTGGAGATTCAACTGGCCCATTTGCCAGTAATTTTGATCCGTTTAGCCAGGCCAGTATGAATGTGTATTTGATGAATTTTAATGTGGCCGGCGGTCTTGCCACCTACGATTTCTACAGTCAGTATGTGGAACTTGCTGGACGTATGTTTGGTGCTTATATGAATTACACATTTAATCCTGTGACCAAAAAACTACAGTTGATTCGTGACCCCAAAGGCACAGGTGAGTCAGTGTTGCTGTGGACATACAACTACAAACCAGAATTTAATCTACTAACTGATCCACAAATATCACAGTGGATACGTGACTTTATAGTTGGAAATTGTAAAATGATCATAGGTGAGGCACGTGAAAAATTTGGCACAATTGCTGGGCCACAAGGCGGAAGTACCTTGAATGGTGCTGCAATGAAGGCCGAAGGCAAAGCCATTATGGAATTTTGTATCAATGATCTCAAGAACTATGTGGATGGCTCACAACCGCTTACTTGGGTTATAGGTTGATTGGGTAAGAATAAACTGTTAGAGCCGGTGGATATGTCCAGTATCGCGATCGGCACTTTTATTTATCATAACAGTTGATATTTTTTAGATATTAGCATATAATGTTAATATGAGCTCATTAATGATTGACATCGAAACCATTGGTATAGCACCTGCTGCTACTATTTTAACTATAGCCGCCCAATCATTTGACCCCTTGGGTACCGGGTACTATAAACAATATTACTATGCTAGAGTTTCATTAGAAAGTCAGGAAAATCGAACCATTGATGATAGTACTTTAAATTGGTGGGCGACCCAGCCTGCTGATGCACGAGACGAAGCATTTGCTGAAGAAGATCGTATTCCGTTAGATCAGGCACTAGATGAATTAGGCAAACTAATTTGGACCAGTAAATTTTTGTATTGCCAAGGTCCAACATTTGATTGTACAATTCTAGAACATGCCTACAAGAGTTATGGTAAACCCATACCTTGGCAATATTACAACGTCCGTGATAGTCGAACTGTCTATAGCCTTTGGCCAAATCTACCTAAACCTCCTACTGGCCATCATGCATTAGAAGATTGTCGCAGACAAATTGGGTTACTTCAAGAAACTCTTAAATACTTGAAAGTAAAGGAACTAGCATGATTATAGGTGTATGTGGTTTTATTGGCAGTGGAAAAGATACCATTGCAGATTATCTTGTGAATATACATCAATTCAGGCGAGAATCATTTGCCAACACACTCAAAGATGCAGTATCACAAGTATTTGGGTGGGATAGAGACATGCTGGAAGGCCGCACAAGACAAAGTCGTGAATGGAGAGAGCGAGTAGATCCATGGTGGGCAAAAAGATTA